GCGGGCTGTCTTGTATTCGCTGTGCATCATGTCAGCTTCTTTACGCAAGTCAGCGATACGCTTCTCTTGGCTACGGATTAAACTCATCGCCTGATGACAGGCACCGGCTTCACCCGTGTAGCCCTTGGCGTTTAGCCAGTCCTCGACGTTCACAAGGTCGGGATAGGTGTTAGTGTAGTCAGTCATTCCTTCTCTCCCAGATAAGCGGCGCGGGCGGCGCGGACTTCGGCTGCGCTAACCTTTCCAGCGTTATCTCCGAAACCCCAGAAGTAACAGACGAGATCGTCGGCGCAGTTTGAAACGTCTACGTCAGCAAACGGTTTCAGCGCCGCTTTAAGTTCCGCGATGCGGGCTTTTAAGGCGTCAACGTCAACCGCCAGACGATGAACAGCGAGCATCTTTCCCAACTCCGCAATCCGTCGCGCCTGCGCCTCTAATGCGTCGGCGGCTTCGTAGTGAATGCCTCCGGTTTGTGATAAGCGCAGCCGTGCGATTAGGTCGGTGTAGTCAGTCATCGCCAATACCTCCGCACCCTATGACGCCGATGGTGACGCGGCTCATGTTCGTTTTTTGGCGTTTCTTCGACACGTTTTTCCGATGTGTCGATTTGTTCGACATGTTCAGTAACCTGCGGGCAGGCTTTATAGACAACCTCTGCAGGCGGCGGCCTCAATACATATGCAGTCGCAACCTTGTTGCGCACCTTATATGTCCCGCATGCGTCTTTATCTGCAGGATTAGGCGTCGAAATTATCGTCGCCGCAGAGCCTGCGCAGACGCATAAAAATCCATACACATACGTTCCGGTCTTCATATCAATCGACCTTTTCGAGATATTCTATGCGCTTCAATTTGCAGTTTACTTGATACTTATAATCACGCGCTTGACGGACTCTTACGCCCATAGCATCAGCGATCTCCTGATTGTTTAAGCCTTCCTGCATATACTTATAAACGCGCCTGTCTCGATCTGAAAAGTCTACCGTATATTCGCGCTCGAGTATGATCTTGTAAGGCTCATACGCTTTGCGAGGCGGCTTCTTCTTTGCAAATGGCGCGTAATGCTCAGGCCCTTTCGAGGCCATATTGATCGCATGCAAAACGGTCGTGTGATCTTTCTTGATCGTCTTTGCGATATGCGAAAGGCTGTATCTCGTTTCCTGACGAACGCGCAGGCAATACTCGCGTCTTGCATACACAAGCTTATATTCTTTGCCATTCCCGGCCAGTTCGCTGGGCTTGCAATCATGGCGGTCGCATACTTCCTTCATGATCGTCCACATCGAGCCCGGCATCGGCACCGGCATCAGCTCGCTGCTGTGATTCAAAATCGGCGTGACAATCTCGTCGACAACGCGCGACTTCTCTACTTTAGGCTTGGCCTTTTGCCGTCTTGCAGCCGACTTTTGAACGCTCGGTCGTCTGTCGTCACCAGCATAAGGAAACAAGTAAACCATCACCACCCTCTCGCAGCCATTACAGAAGCAACGCACATAATAACGATGCTAACCCCAAGATATACGTCTGTCTTGTGCATCAGTAATCCTTTTTAATTCGATCTTCTCTCTAATGAGACGCAGCCGGATATCGATTGTCTTCGGCATTGAAGATCCATTTAAAGCCTTGGATATTTGCGCCGGGCCCATACCTTGGCAATGCAGATCGTAGATCTTTTGCTCATAAGGCGTCAGAAGAGACGGATCCTTAAATCTACGATCAGTCGGCATTGATATCGTCCTTCCTCTCCAGTTCCTTCCTGCATGGCGGGATCCACATTAGGATTGTTTGCTTGTTTGCTTCCTTTGGACCCGCATACCAGACAAGCCACGCATAGCTTGTCGCCGTTGACGCCTTCTGATCATATCGACCTTTCACCATCGGCACCCGCTCAGAGAATTGCGCGACGATGTCAGGTGCATTGTGCATGAACAATGTATGATAGCGCATGACGCTTTCGAGGAAGGACGTGCGCACAAGCATGGCGACGCCATCAGTTGCGATTCGTTGCGCTTGCTCGATAAATTGCTGCGCCTTATTGAATGGCGGGTTTGTGATTATCCAATGAACGTCGAAATTATTTTGACTAATTTCAGGAGCCAAGAAATCAACGACGTTACCATATCCATAATCGACGATGTCGGAGTAAATAACATTTCCGAAATACTCCTGAAGCGGTCGAACCATATAACCGCGATTGGCGGCAGGCTCCCAGCATATTTCTCCATATACGCGCATAGGCCCGATTACATGCTCAATGAGCGCGCGCGTCGCCCACGGCGGCGTCGGAAAGTCATCACTGTCGCCAGTTGGCGACAATCTGCGCGCAGCTACAGCGTAGTTTTCAGTCGGTTTCATATCAATCACCAGTCAATAAAAGAAAGTTACTTAGGCTGCTGACCGCTGGCGATGTCCGCCTCGATGCCAGCAACAACCTGTTGTAGGACGCGCATGCCGACCTCGTCAATGGGGCCGTAATGTGTGGCGATATAAGAGGGGCGCTTCCAGTATTCGCAAATGGTCATGCAGCGCGCGCGCTCGTCTTTAACGCCAGCAGCGTAATCAGGATCATTGTTCGCCATCGTCAATCTCCGGTAGTGTTTTAATTATCACGACGCCTGTATTGTCTGGGATGACAGGCGCGCTATCCAGCGGCCATTTAAACAAGCTTGCATAGGCCGCGTGAGGCGGTCCTAGATCTCTCTCAAATACCCACCCGGCTTCTTCCCAGATCTTTTGCTGGTGATGCGGGACGTATTTGTAATATTCGCAGGTTTCTTCCACGTCGCCCTCTCAAGACGAATCATATCATATCAACGTCAAAAAAAGAACCGGGGGCCGTGGCCCCCGATCATTTATCGAGCAAGCTCTGTCTCGATTTTTTCGAGATCAGCCAGCATTGCAGACGATCCCTGCACAATCTGCGCACCCTTCGTCGTTTTTTGCTTAACCACAACCGGCTTCATCTCAGCCTTCTGTAGGTTATCTTTGCGCTGATAGGCGACGTCGGTCAACGAAGTGCGACGCTGCGCATAGTCTTCAGCAAACAGCGCGGCAAACGCCCTGTAATTGATGCCGTCGAGATAGTTATCGACGAACATCGGCGTCGCGAACATACGCGCGTCCTTCACGCATTCCAGAAGTATGCAAGCTTCATAGGGATGGAAAGGGCGACCGACGCGAAGAGAAAAAAGATCAGCAATAAGCTGAAAGTTATTCTCGATCTCGCCGTAGTTCTGGCCGCGCTCCTGAATCAGTTCAGCGGCCTGTGTGAGCATTTCATACGGATTGCTTGCGGTGGTCATATCGATCTCTTCTCAGTTGAGTGTTTTGGAAAGATTCACCGTTCATCACTTTTACTTTGCCGATGAAGCGGTAGTTTAAAGCCAGTTGACCCCGGCTGTGTTCTGTCCCGGTTTGCTGGTCACGATAGAACTCCTCGACCAGAACGAAGTCGTTATTGGTTAGAGCCGTAACGAAGTCTTCTAAACTGTTCGATTCTGCATGCTCAACATTAACCTGATGAACCAGATTATTGTTGAACGATGGCATGTTCATCGTGACCAGAAAACGCATTGTCCATCCTTGTGATTAAAGAGAAGAGGCGACGCTGTCGGTCGACCAAGACAACATCACAGTGAATGATATCGCCGCCCCTTCAACTGTTATCGGCGATTAGCCGAAATCGTCGTCACCGCCGGCAGGCGCGTCGACCTTAGTCGATCCTGTCGCAGCGGGGCCGCTCGCAGAGGAGGAGGCCGACAAACTACGCGCCGTGTAAACGAGATCTTCGGGACGCTTTACCCACCCCGTGATCTCCCAAACAGGCACATAGTTCGTCGTCTTCATCGCCCCTCCAGATGAAGTCTTTGCAACCGTGTCTTTCAGCTCGACGACAGGCAGCTTACCGGCGTTTTCTTTCACGCCTTTTTCGTAAGCATCCATCAGCCCTTTGGCACCGTCGAGGAACGCAGCAGCATTTGACGCGAACTCGCGAATATCGCCGCCGTCT